GTCTCGGAGTGCCTGCCGCATGAGAATCCGATTGAGCGGCCGGATTACACCGAGTTCGAGGTCCAAGCGATCCGGGCGCTTTATGAAGGCAACGCCTCGGAGCGACAGCAACTTGCGATACTGCCTTACATTTTACGGGCAGCCGGGACACACGATCTGAGTTACCGCCCCGGCGACTCACACGCAACAGCGTTTGCCGAGGGCAAGCGATTTGTAGGAACCACTTTGGTATGGATGCTAAAGTCGGCCCCGACAAGGACGGACCCCGACAAAATAGCAGCGAGAGAATTAGACGATGGCAACAGCAGATCCGATAACAAACCCGGTAAGTGATCCTTCCGAGCCTGACTGGTTCAAGGATATGGTCAACGACGACACGCCGCCCGAGCGGGTCGAGTTCCTCAAGAGTTTCGATACCCAGGACGCCCTGATCGAGTCGGCCCAGACCGCCCAAAACGTAAACTGGCGTGATGCCTTTGCCGGCGATGACGACAAATTTAAGAGCCAGCTCGAGCGGTACTCGACGCCCGGAGATCTGGGCAAAGCATTCCGCGAGCAACGCGCCACCATCTCCAGTGGCAACCTCAGCCCGAAGCCTGACGAGAATGCAACGCCTGAGGATCTGGCTGCTTTCCGGTCAGCCAATGGCATCCCGGCCGAGCCCACTGGCTACCTCGAGAACCTGCCCGAGGGGCTGGTCCTGGGCGAGGAGGACAAGGAGATCTTCGAGGACTTCGCAGGCGCCATGCACGAAATGAACGTCGAGCCGTCCGTCATGCACAAGGTCATCGACTGGTACAACGGCTTTGCCGAGGATCAGCAGGACGCGATGGCCGAGATGGATAATAGCCACCATCAGGAAACTGAGGATGCGCTCAGGACCGAATGGGGCACCGACTACCGGGCCAACATCAATCTGGTCGGATCGCTTATCGAGAGCACGTTTGGCGAGGAGAATGCCTCAGCCATCTTGAATGCTCGAGATGCCGATGGCCGCGCGCTGATGAACATTCCCGGTGTGCTCGAGGGGCTCGCGTCTATTCAGCGCCAGCTCAACCCGGTGGCGCGGATCGCACCAGCGACCGGCCGCACACCAGACCAGACCCTCGAGGACGAGATTACGGAGCTCGAGAAATTCATGCGCGAGGATCGCGACAAGTACAACAAGGATGAGAAGTCTCAGGCCAGACTGCGGGAGCTCTACCAGATCCGCATTGACCATGAGGCACGTAAAACGGCATAAGGAGCAGTACCATGGGTGGACCAAGAGATCCCGGCGAACACATTGATTCGCCACAGCCAGCGCACATTGACGGCGCTCCGGTAGTGGAAGTGGAAGCGGCCCCGGTCGCAGAAGTCGTCGAGGTAGAAGTCGAAACGGAGAGCGACGATGGGGAAGAAGAAGAAAGCACCTAGCGGGCCCCAAGGTGCCGCGGCCTACAAGGCTGAGGTTGAGGCGCGTGGCCTGACAACGATCGTGGATGACACGCGCAAAAAGGTCGCTAAACGGACCAAGCGCACAACTGGCAAGGTGAACTCGGTTGTATCGGAAGCAAGGAGCTACTGATGGGTGGAATAGTCAAAAAGATTTTCAGGAAAGCTGACAAGCTGGCACCAACTCCCGGCGCCGGCACAACCTCCAAGCAGGCGACCGGCATAGCATCCGGCGCGCGGCAGGCTCGACAAGCATCCGAGCCGAACGCGAATCGACGTCCTGGGCGCCGTGGCGCTGACACCCCACTGGGTCCGGGCCGGCAGCGATTGTAATGGCCGAGTCGGCCCCGATGACGACCTATGCTGGTGGCAAGAAGCGCCGGCACCCGGCAGGTTATCGCAAGCCGCCAGCTAAGACTGTGTTCAAGAAAAAGAAGGCCACCACTGGCGGTACGAAACATTCAGGCTCAATCACCACCAGCTCAGGAGGAGCATGATGGGCGGTATATTCAAAGAAGCCAGCGGCTTCAGGATCCTGAAAAAATGGACCAGCTCGTCCCGGCCAAGAGAGGCCGACGCACTCGACAGGCTGGAGGACAGGGGCGCCGGCATGAGCGCCAAGCAGCGAGCGGAATTTCTCGCCCGAGAAAGCGCCAAAGAATCCGCAGCACCCGGTATCCAAGCAAGATCCCCGCTGTCAACCCGCTACACCTGATGCCGTTCAAGAAGCGCGGAAAGAAGTACGTCAGCCCATCGGGCAAGACCTACACTAAGAAGCAGGTCCGCGCCTACCATGCTACTGGTGGCTGGAGCCGCAAGGTTAAGAAGCCCAAAACTCCCTTGTCATCTCGATACGCCTGAGGTAAATTCGGCCCCACGACATTAGTCAGACACCCTGCCTCGGCAGCCCTGACGCTCCCCGGCTCCTGATGCCGGGGCTTGCGGCCCCTTTCGGACACCCCGCAGCTCCAGCAAGGTCAGGCTACCCCGATCGTCGAATAACGGAACTATTCACTTTTTGGGAGAAGCCAAATGGCTGAAACAGCGTTTCAAATTCAATACCGGCAGGAATTCATCGCCGCGTTTGAGCAGCACCAGTCACTCCTTCGGGAGAGCACCACGACTGAGGCTGTCATCAAAGGCAATCAGGCGACGTTTCTGGTAGCCGGCTCTGGCGGCGCAACCGCCAAAACGCGCGGCGTGAACGGGTTAATCCCGGCGCGCGGCGACGACCTTGCTCAGCCAGTTGCGACCTTGGTTGAGTGGCATGATCTCGTTCGCAAGACGGATTTCAACATCTTCGCTTCGCAGGGCAACCAGCGCGCGATCATGCAAATGACCTGCATGGCCGTCATCAATCGCAAGATTGACCAGGACATCATTGGCGAGCTTGCAACCGGCACCATCAACACTGGCGCAGCCGTAGCACCATCGCTGAACCTCTGCCTCGAGGCTAAGACTCGCCTCGGTCAGGCCGATGTTCCGTATGACGGCCGCATCACCATGTTGGTCACGCCAAACTTCGAGGGCGTGATGCTGACCCTAGCGTCGTTTACCTCTCGAGACTTCACGCAAAACGGCCCGATCGACAATGTGCCGCAAGCGTGGCGCGACCGCCAACAGACGTACAAGTGGCTCGGAATGAACTGGATCGTGCATCCAGATCTGCCGGGTAACGCGACGGCTGACGGTGATTGTTTCGCGTACCATCAAAATTCGATCGGCCATGCTTACAACGCCGACAATATTGAGGCGCGCGCGGGGTATGACGAGGAGCAGGACTATTCGTGGTCTCGCTGCTCGATCTACATGGGCTCACAACTGCTGCAGAACAGTGGTGTCGTCGTCGTGAACGTAATCGACAACACGCTGATTGTTTAAGGCTGAGGAGAAACTGAGATGGCTTATGACACAAATAGCTTGAACGTAGCCAACCCTCGCCTCGGTGAGGGTGAAAATCTGGCGAATGCCGGTTTCAGCGCAGCAATGTGGTGTTACCGATCCGCTGATCCGATCGCTACGGTGATCGCGGCCGGCTACATCGACGATGGCGGCGACAAGGGGCTTCGAGTCAATGACTGTGTGATCGTCATTGACGACAACGTCCCGACCATTGATCTCTGTCTGGTCACGGTGGTCGCTGCGAACGGCGACGTCACGTTGATTTCAGGCACGTAATTGACGTAGGTCGGCATCTGGCGCGACAATGCGAGGGCGAGACTCATCCTGGGTCTCGCCCTTTCTTGTCACGGAGACTGAAAATGTCAGAAGCAGCAACAGCAAAAAAACTACCCGAGCAAGACGCGGAGGCGCCTGAGGAGTCCACCGCGAAACCAATTACCGAGGGCCGTATAGGCCTCGAGGTCGAGAAATCAAACCGCTGGCGCGTCGATGTCCCGATGGGCACCACACCTGAGGACTGCATGAAGGAGTCCTACTGGCAGCACGTTGCTCCGCGACTGCGACCGGGCGACGAGATCGTCGCCATGCCCGATAACATGGCGTGGAAACTGGTCCTGCACGTACTTGGTGCCGGCCGTCTTTTCGCGCATGTTGTCAAGGAGGAGCTCTACGAACTGGCCCCATTGGAAGCTGCTATCAAATTGCCCTCGATCTATGAGGTCAAGTTCACTGGTACGCATCACAAGTGGGCCGTCATTCGCGAGAGCAAGCCTCTCAAGGACGGTTTTGAGACCGAAGGACTTGCTCGGCGGTACGCGGCGAATCACGAAGCTGCCGTACAACGATAAGCCGATCAAGGAGTGAACACAGGCGCAGGGATGCGCCGGCCTGGAGGATGACATGACTGACAAGCTCTCGATCTATAACGGCGCCCTGACCATCCTTGGCGAGCGCAGGCTGGCGACACTCACTGAGAATCGTGAGCCCCGCTACAAGCTCGACGACATCTACGACAACAATTTTATCAACCGAATCCTGCAGATGGGCCAGTGGCAATTTGCACAGCGCACCGTGCAGCTCGACTCGAGCGCCTCGATCACGCCGTCCTTCGGCTACATCTTTGCCTTCGAGTCTCCGGTCGACTGGCTCAGGACGATGGCCGTCTGCTACGACGAGTATTTCCAGATCCCAATTACCAGATACTCCCGCGAGGGCGCATTCTGGTTCTCGGATGCAGACCCGATCTATGTGAAATACGTCAGCAATGACGTCCAGTTCGGCGCCGACTTCTCGCTGTGGCCAATGAATTTCACCGAGATGGCCGAGCACTATCTGGCCATGAAAGTGGCGCCACGCCTGACCGGCCTCGACTACGACGCCAACGAGCTCGCTCGCTGGTACAAGATGTGGCTCGGTGAAGCGAAAGCGGTCGACGCCATGGAGGAGCCTGCGAAGTTCGCGCCCAAGGGTGGATGGGCCAGATCCCGGCAAGGCTTCCGGCAGGCTGATTTCGACGGTGGTTCACGCAATCAACTGATCGGATAGGCCATGAGTATTGGCGAAAAGGTCCTCCTCGCCTTTAACCGAGGCGTAGTCTCCAAGCGCGGTCTGGCCAGACTGGATCTCGAGCGCATGGCCATGTCGGCCTCGCAGCAGACAAACTGGATGCCTCGGGTGCTCGGCTCGATGATGCTCAGACCGGGCATGAAGTACATCGACCTGATGAAAACCGATGGCAACCAGGACCCAGACCAGCTCTCTCGCCAGATGCCGTTTGTTTTCGGTGTTGATGACACGACGCTGATCGAGTTTTCGTCTGGCTCTGACGGCGACAGCGATCTGCAGACTGAGGGCAAGATCCGGTTCCGCACCAATGACGTCCTGCTCGTTCGGCCCGATGTCACCACACTCGTATCGAACGGGGATTTCACGAATGGCTTTGGCTTCTTCCAGCCTCAGTGGGTGGATGATTCTGACGCGGGCGCCACCGCCGAAATCGGTGGCGGTTCCACGCCGGCCTTTACCTGTAATTTGTTCGGCACTGGCGATGCCTTTGCGAGGGTGGTGCAGGAGGTCTTTGTCACTGGTGGCGAGGAGCAGATCGAGCACTCGCTCGACCTCACCGTCCTCACGGAGTTCTGTCGCCTGCGGGTTGGCAAGCTAAAAAATGGCGACGATCTGGTCCGCGAAACGAACCTGGGCCAAGGCAAGCACAATATCGCTTTCATACCGGATGGGTCGAGTTTTTGGATCGAGCTGGCCAGCAGCAGCAACTACACCGTGGTTGTCGATGACGTCCAGATCTTCGCCCCAATAGGAGCCAACATCGTCGAATTTGATAGCGGCTGGCACACTCGGGCGCAGGTCGCAGCCGTGCGGTGGGCCCAGTCCGGTGACGTCATCTATTGTGTCTCGCGAAACCTGTCCATGCAAAAGATCGAGCGCCGCGCCTACTTCGATCCCAATGGCGATGTCGTTCGCAACTCTTGGTCACTGGTGTCCTACGGTCCCGAGGACGGCCCATTCCAGACGCTCAGCACGGACGGCTCAACGATGACAGTGAGCGCCATCGAGGGCGATATTCAGATCAACTCCAGCGATGCTGTATTCAGGGCAGAGATGGCGCCAAACGAACATAGCCACGGCATCTTGGTTCGCATTGCTTCCTCGGGTCAGGTTGTCACGGAGGCGGTCGATGCTGAGGACGAGTTCTCTCCGACGATCCGAGTCAGCGGCACTGGCGAGTCGCGGCGCTTCGGCATCATCGTCGAGAACATCCCTCCCGGCTCCGGCACAGTCACGGTGCAGTTCTCCATCGGCTCGGACACCGGCCCGTTCAATGACTTGGAACCGCAGTACACGACCAACACCAACACCAGTTATCTCGACGAGCAGGACGGTCAGATCATTTTCTATCGCATCGGCGTGAAGGCCGGCGATTTCACATTCGGCCCGATCAACTGCACCCTAAGCTACGCTGGCGGCTCGCGCACCGGCATTGCCCGGATGACCGGCTTTACTAACCAGAACCAGATCGACGCCTACGTGCTGCAGCCATTCGGATCCCTGCTGGCGTCAAAGGACTGGGAGCTCGGTGAGTGGTCGCAGCACACTGGCTTTCCCTCGACCGTCGACATCCATGAGAATCGACTCTGGTACGCCGGCAACGATCGCATCTATGGCTCGGTGTCGGACAATTACGAGTCGTTCGATGACGAGACCGAGGGCGACTCTGGCCCGATCAATCGAAACATTGGCTCAGGCCCGATCCGCATTATCAACTGGATGAAGTCCTTTGGCCGACTGCTCCTGGGCACCAGCGAGAATGCGGCAGACGTCGACGCGGCCCGGATGGATGGCAACCATCCTCTCGGGGTGCGCTCGAGCTCCTTCGATGAGGCGCTGACGCCTACCAATTTCAACATCAAGACAATCGCCAGCAAGGGCGTGTTTGTCGACCGGACCCTGCAGCGGCTCTACGAGCTCAGCTACGACTCGTCAGGCGCCGATTACCTGAGCGTGGATTTGTCGATCTTTGCGCCTGATTACAACGATGCCGGCATCAAGCAGATCGCCGTGCAGATGAAGCCTGACGTCCGCGTCCATTGTGTGCGCAATGATGGCACTGTCGGAGTGCTGATCTACGATCGGCTCGAGAACGTGATCTGCTGGTGCGAGGTCATCATGGGTGTGGATGCGACTCAAGGCAATTTTTGGACAGTCGAGGATGTCGCGATTCTTCCCGGCACGGTCGAGGATCAGGTCTACTACACGGTGGCCACCAGTGGGCCGCAAGCTCAGTACCGGCATTTGCTCAAGTGGGCCAAGGAGGCTGAGGCCGTTGGCGGCGATAACAACTACCTCGCTGATGTCTGGGGTCAGTACACCGGAGCCCCGACCAGCAGCATCGACATTCTGGCCGATTCAACGCCGCCTCTCAGAATTTATAGCGGCTACCTGAATAGCGCGGACGTTTCGATCTGGGCTGATGGTATTGACCAAGGCACCGCACCTGTTAGCTCTGGGGTCATTGATCTCTCTGGCCTGACAAATGCACCGTTCTCCAATGTCATTTGGGGCAATCCGTATCGGGCCCGGTTCAAGAGCGCCAAGCTCGGCACCCTCGACGGCATCGGAATGCTGGAGCGCAAGAAGGTCAACAAGATCGGATTCATTGCTCAATTTTTGCACTACCAAGGATTACAGTACGGCCCGGACTTCGACAATCTATCGGACCTGCCGCTCGTTGAGCAGGGTCAGGACACGCCTGTCGATACGGTCTGGGAGGATTACCATGAGGACAATTTCCCCTTTGGCGGGGAGTGGATACCGGATTCAAGAATATGCCTGCAAGCACAAACACCGCGACCAGCAACGATCCTGGCAGCGTTAGCGGAGTTCGAGTCAGTCGAGAAGCGCAGCAACGTGAAGCGCCGAGCTCCCCGTTAATCGAGTCAAGGTTCGCGACAGACGCGGACATCGTTGAATACTATGGAGCGCCGCAGCGCGGCACTCTGCGCGCGTTTGTCATTCTCATGGATGGCAAGCCTGTCGGAATGATTGGCCTTCTTCGCGAGGGCGGCATCGGTAAATACTTCACTGAATACAAGCCGGAACTGCAGCCTTACCTGAAATCAATTACCATCATGCGCGCGTTGTGCAAGGCACTCGATTGGTGCCGTGCATACCGAGGGCCAGTGATAGCAATAGCGACAACCGCTGAGAGCTGCTACACGATGAATCGACTGGGGTTTGAGCACATGGAAGGCGTCTACTACGGATGGTTCGATAAATGGCACAGATAGCAGTCGCAGCAGTCATGTTGGTCGCCGGGGCCTACAAGGGCTATCAGGCGAAAAAACTCAAGGAGGAGGAAGCCAAGGGCCTGCAAGAGGCGGCCGTTCGGCAGATGGCCTTGACCTCCCGCGAGATGGCCGAGGAGATCCGCAACAAGGAGCTCATGCACTCGCGCGCCATTGCGGTGGCCGGTCTCTCCGGCGCCGGCACTGATGGCCTGACCAAGCTCCTCGGAGATCTGAATACCGAGGGCGAGTACCGCATCATGTCGGTGCTGTGGAACGGCCAGAACGAGGCCGAAGGCCTGATCTACCGGGCCGAGGCCGCACAGCGCGAAGGCAAGGCAGCCCAGACCGCTGGCTGGATCGACGGCATTACATCGGCCGTGTCCGCTTACGTGGGCATGGGCGGCAAGGCTCCGGGTCCGGGCGACCCGACCAGCGGCTTGAAAAGCACGGCCGTTGATATGTCGCCAGTTCCGGGCGCCGAGAACGTAGGTAAGCTGTGGATTGACCCGAAAAAGATCCCGAGCGCCGGCCTGTACTCGGCAGTCAAGCCAAAAACATTCTGGCCGGGGGGCTAAGTTATGGCTGACAATTTCAGAGTCTCTGGATTCGTTCTCGGGCTGGCCATCAAGGCGCCCTGCCACACACATGCGGAAGTCAATATCACGCCTCTCTCAGGGACCGGCCAGACCATCGGCGGCTACGTTGTGTCGGAGTTCGACCGCGTCCTGCTGACCGCTCAGACGGATCCGATCGACAACGGCGTCTACTCGGTGCGGGGCTCGGCGTGGATTCGAGATGGCGATGCTGACGGCAATCGCGACTGGGTTGGCGGCACCCTGGTCCCGGTGTGGACCATAGCTCAAACGGACATCGTCCTGTGGCGCCTCGGTGGAGATCCTGATGCCAAGACGGTTGGCACCGATGCTCTGACCTTCACGCCATACTACGATCCGCTTGCTGGCGGTGGTGGCTTCGGCACCCTGCAGCAGGTCACGGACAACGGCGCTACTACGACCAACAACATCATCATGGATGGTGCTCGCCTCGATGTGCAGGAAGGCGGTGACATCAGGATGTTCAATGTCGGCAATACGCGGAGTGCCATTGTTTCCGTGGGGGCCGCACTGGGCACAGATGCCGTTATCCTCAATGCTCAAGGCTTGGTCGACGTCTTTAGCTTCAACGAAGCCCTCGACATCGACAACAACGCCATTCACATCGGCGCGACTCAACGGCTGGCCTTCTACCAGTTCGATGAGCCGGTCGCGAGCTACATCCGAGGCGCGGCAATCGGGAGCGACATTGAATACGTCACAGCCGGGGCATCTCACGTTTTCAACAGCGAGCTGGAGATCCCGAGCTACCGGGTCCCGACTCAAGAATTCACCATCGCCGCCAACGCGGTGACGATCGACGTCAACCAGACCTCGGCCTGCTTCATCGACGTAGATCCTGCGACCGCCGACTTCAATGTGACCCTGACGACCCCGGCCAAGGGTACTGGCTTCTACTACGAGATCGTCATTGATTTCATTCAGGGCACTCCTGACTTTTCGCCAATCTGGCCGGCATCCGTTAAATGGCCGATTGGTGTTGCGCCGACCCTCTCTCCGCAAGTGGGCGATCTGGACACAGTCCATCTCTACACGCGAGATGGCGGCGTTACGTGGAAAGGATCCTTCCTGCTGGACTACTCGTAATGGGCCTTCTCGCTGGCGGCTCTTTGAAATACACCGCGCCAGTGCCGGCGCTCAAGCGGTATGAGCCGACCGGGACATGGATGTGTGTGGCCGACAATGAGGTCTCGTTCTCGAATGACGGCCGCAACTGGCAGCGGGCCTACTATGAGGTTGAGACCGACCCAGAATCAGGCATTGACTTTCCGGCAGCCGGGAACTACAGCGCCAACCGGCCGTTTGTAGCCGGCCCTCCCATGGTAATGATGGCCTCCTTCGTTGTGACAAACGCTTTCAAGATGGTCAGCGGCACTGGAGGCAATCCGGTGCAGTTCCTCATTAGCGAGCCGCCGCCGGAGGACCCAGATCCAGACGAGGTGGAGGATGATTTTGATGGATCATCCATGATCGCCAAGGGCGCCCAGTATGTAGGCAAAGGAACTGTCGTCCTCAAGAGATCCGGCGATGCGATTTACTGGGACGACGAGGCTGGCATTGAGGACCCTCCATCAAACTGGGCCAAGATCGGGCAGGGCCTAATGAAGTTCATGCCTGAGATTGGCCAGTTTATTGCCCTGGGCTCTACTCCCGCCATAAATAACGCTGGATACTGGACCTCCGGGGTCAGTGGCATTGGTTGGAGTGAGCATCTTTTTCCTGAGGACTTCTCAGCCCAATCTACGAATGACTGGGTCGACTGGCTTGTCGGCAACGGCCTCGGTGGCGATACAGTCTTGATTATAGGGTTGGAGAACAATGGCAGGATCTACAGGTCGGTCAACGGCACCGATTGGTCGCTGCGTTTTGACCCATTTCCTGCGCAAAGCCTACACAGCGTAGCTTGGAATCCGCAGGCTAATAACGGTGCTGGCGCGTTCTTCGCCACGATGTCAGTCCTCGACGGAAATCCTGAGAACCTGCTCACCTCGCCCGATGGCATATTCTGGAATCCAGTCGACCCGAACGATCTCCCCGATGGTGGCTTCTCGCTCGCCTGCGATGATAACAAGAACCTGATGATTGCCAGACCAAGCACCGCTCAATTTGCACCTATATTTGAGAACGGCGGCGTCTATATGTCGGACGACGATGGCCACTCATGGAAAGAGTTTGCACATCGAAGGGGTGGCTTTGTTACTTTCCTCGACCAGAAAATCGGCCCGGTCATCAATGAAACGGTAAATATCGACAGTCTCGGCATCGTCATTTCTGATAGCAAAGCGGATCCGGGCACCGCCAGCGTTTCATTGTTTGTCAACGCTTTCTTTGCCGACAGTGCCAACTTAATCAGGGGGTCCACCAGCGCCGGCACCGTCCTCGGCGTATTTTGGGCCGTTTCTCAATTTGAGCGATTAGCAGACACCCTCAACCCGTTTTACTATCAGATCAGGCTGGACGGCGCTGGCGATGCCTTCGTCGCATTCAGCGAGCCCATCAACGAGTGGGTTGATTTTGATACCACTGTGTCATGGGGCTACCTTCTGAACTCTGGCATCGACGCAAAGAGTTTCACCGGCAGCATTCGCATTCGAGAGAAGGACACTCTGGTAGAGTCCAATGCCGTGTCGGTCTTGATCGAGTGCGCTGTGGTCGAGGGCGTTGATCTGAGCGGGGTCGAAGCCGTCACAGCAGTTGGCTCGGTTGGAGTCGTGCCGCATGGTGAGGCCAATTTGACTGGCGTTGAGTCGCCGGCACAAGTCGGGCGGCTATATCCGCACGGAGGAGATCCACCCTAATGGCTACACTTCCACAAGCAGCAGACTACGGCCCTCGGGT